GTACCTGAATTTTCTCCTGAAGCTTGTTTTTCCAGTTTTAATCTGGCTGTATAAGCTGATGGCATAATTTTTTATTCCTTTTAATTTTTATATTATAATTTTGTTCTAATTAACAGTAGTAATATCACTCCATGTTTCTGGTGTTCCAGTATCTATTTTACCCCAAGGAACAATAGTTTGTACAGTAATTTCTAAACCTATACCAGTTACTATTATATTTTGTTCTGTGGAAATGTCTACGTTATTTAATGCTGAAGTAGCAGAAATACCACTAATAACAACTCCATGTCCTTCAGCGATGGTAACATTACTTACATAACCCGTTAAGGCTATACCTGTGATATCGATTAAATTCTCACTTGTTGTAGTAATAGTACCTAAATTAGTTGTTAATTCTTGTCCAGTTACATCAAGATAATTAGCAGTTCCTGTTGTAACACTTCCTGTTCCTGTATTAGCTTGTAATCCCGCTTCTTGTATTACAATATTTCCGCCCGCTGAAATACTAATTCCACCTAAAGCTGGAGTTAAAGCTTGACCCGTTATATCGATTATATTTTGACTTGTTGTAGTAACGTTTCCTAAATAGGCAGTAAGAGCTTCACCAGTAATAACGATGTTCGTACCAGCACCTACTGTAACACTTCCTAATCCCGATGTTAGTTCTTCACCCGTGACAGAGAATAAATCTCCAGTTCCAGCGATAATGGTTCCTAAGTGGGTATTCCACGCTCCCTGACTATAATCCTCTCTACTCCAGCCTAAGCCCCAATTAAGATCACTAGCTGCAGAAATACCATCTTGAGTAATAAAGGCATGAGGAGAATCATTCCATGTAGAAGAGGAGTATGTACCTCTACCCCAACCCGTTTCAAGTGTTGCATTGATAGTGACGTCGTTTAAAGATGATGTAAGACCAATGCCGGTGATTACAGCACCTGAAACAGAATTATTCCAGGTACCTAAATTCCACTGTCCTTGTCCGTATGTACTCGCCATAAGGAGTTACCTCCCTATGTTATTCGAATCAGTGCAGTCGAAGCATTAGCATTAGGCATTTGAATTTCAAACGTGCCGTTCGTTGATGTTTTATTTCCCCCGAAGTCCAAAACAGCAATCGCTGCATTAGAAAGAGAGTTATTATAGATCAACGCAGCTTGAGCTGTAATAGTAGCATTAGCCCATGATACATTATCAGTATCAAAGATCGCAGTACTCCCATCAAGCGTAACTGCCATACCTGTCATCGCTTCTCCACCAGCAGTATAATTAGTTCCTGTAACTTCATTCGCAGTAGCATATGCTGTTGTAGCAGAACTTAATGTCGCTGTGTTATCATAAAGAGCTACTTTTAAAGTATTAGCTTCCAGATTAGCAGTCGTATCCATCAAGTCTTCTTTGAATGTATTAGCAAGAGCTTGTACTATCGCCATGTTATTGTCCTCCAGTTATTGTGTTCTCACCGAGAGGACTGCCAGGGAATTTATAATCTGTTCTTCTTCTTCTTCGAGCTTGATTATTAATTGTAACAACCGCTTCGGTATATTTTTTGTTGTATATAGTATAATCTTCTATGTTCTTTGTAAAGAGGTTTGCTTCAGAAAGAACACCATAAAATAAACCAAAAGGGGAATTATTCGAATACCAATTAGTAGTTGTATTTGCAGATAAGCCTGCAATATTAGGCGTATATCCTAATTGACATGTATAGCCGCTATCTGGAGTAGGAACTATTAATAAGACGTCATCTGTAAAATTAGCGAAATATTTAGGAGTTCCGGTAATAGCTGAATTAGGCCAATATTCTTCACAATATTCCAGAGTTTTAATCGGTAAAAAACTTTTCTCATTATCTACAATTATATTAAGATAATTAATTAATTTTGTATTAGTAGGAATACTTAAATATTCAGAGTTAGCAGTAAAAGCAGAGGCTTGTTGAGCTTCAAATCCAATAGGATCAATATCTCTTGACAATCTAAACTCAGCTGCCATAATAAAATTTGGAATTTGAGCTACAAAATCAGTTCCACTATTTTCCATCCAAGTTTGAACATCACTTGTTAGGCTTGAGTACGTCATTGGATTTGCCATCTAAAAGCTCCTTTTTTACTTTATGTTTATCTTTATCTGCTACATTAAACTTCGACCAAACATTTCCCTTAAAAGCATATGTTCCATAATGAGTTAAGGGAGTCATTAAATCAGCATAAATCTTTCCACCAATCTTTTGCCAAAGTCTACAAAAAGCATAGTCCTCACTTAAATATCTATTACTTTTTTCATCAATAATACAGTCAAAAAATGCATAACAATTCTCAGAATTAAACTTTTTACCATTAATAATTTGATCAGTTGTATATTTAAGATAAGGATAAGCCTTTTTAAGTTTATAAAATACTTCTTTTTTAATAAGCATAAAACCAGTAGCTGAATCCAGTACTTCTATGAATCCTCTATCCATCTGAATAGATTCAGGATGAGCCATATTAATATTATAGCCTAAAGATTTTTCTTCCATTAATTCAAAATCACCTTTTTTAGCATTTTCTTTAATTTTATTCCAATCAATACTTTTACGTGGGTACACACCTGTAACTATATCTTTATCATAATCGATCATTCGTATAATAGATTGAGCAGGAAAACTTATATCAGCATCTATGAACATTAAGTGAGTATGATCCTCTGGTGCTTTATCACACGTATCTAAAAACTGAGCTACTAAAGTATTACGCGCACGCGTAATTAAACTCTCATTTCCCATCGAATTTATATAAAGCTTCCATTTACGTTGTGCAAATAAACTAGAAGTATTTAAGATGGAATGAAAATAAGCTTCATTGATCATGCCTCCAAAGCACGGAGTAGAAACTGTAACACCAATTTTTTTATCTTTAGAAGGATCTTTAGATTTTTTATCAGCCATTAAGTAACGACTGTAACACTTCCCACACCCATTGTTAACACATTTGTTGAGACTTCAGCAATACCAATATATTCAGAAGGAATTGTTGGAGGAAAGATGGGTTCGAGTTGATCAGGAACTCCTCCTGTTGCAGAAAGACTAGCTTGAGGTCTAGCATTTTTTAACGCTACTGCATCTGTGAAATATGTCAGAGATAATTGGGGTTGTTTTGGTTCCCACTCTGAGTCATGAACAAAAGATCCAGTCCATTCAAATCTCATTTCATTGTAGGGAAAGGCTAATCCACTTCGATCAGAGATAGCTAATCCAAATTGTCCTGGAGCCCACTTCTTAAAGGGGGCTCTTTTAGGTTTTTTTCCTTGTCCTGGTAAATTAGGCATAATATTTAAAATTAATCATAGTATGAAGTTGACGGAATAATTCTTGTTGAAGGACTATCATCACCTGCTATTAGTCTTTCAAAAGCTTGTTCGTAATCCAGCTTTAATTCAGCACGTCTATTTATATCTATATTAATTCTCTTTTGTGCTAAAAAATAAGTAAGACCAGAACACATACACTCGATTGCACGTGAAGGAACATCTACATTTTGTTCTACTCCATTAACAGTTTGGGCAGTAACATCTTCTATTCTTCTAATTCTCCAATAATTCACGACATCTGTGGAATCATTAGGAGCTGGATATAAATAAATTTTAGGTGTACTTGTTCGTTGTAAATAAAATTGAGTTGGTCGTGCTTCTGTCGTTTTAGTTTGAATCGCTGAATAATCATTAAGACCTAATCTTGACATGGCATAATATTTACCATCACTTTCTTTAATATTTGCATTAATTATATCGATGGTATCTGCGGGAAGATCATATGAGATTGTACTTTGAACTAATGTTAAATCTTTTTCTTCGACGGTCCATTGATTATAGCCACGATTAGCCCAATCGCTAAATAAAATATTTAAACTACGTCTAGCAGATCGCACATCATAACCTAAAATAGGATCTCCTCCTATTCTATCGTATGCTTCTTGAATAACATCATTAACAGTTAAGTTAAATGTCGCTGTACCAGATAGAGCCATTTTTGATTATCCCCAGAATGCTGTAACTGCAGTAACATTTGTCATTGTTGCAGTACAATTGGTTGCAAATCTTATTCCTGCTTCAGGAAACGAAATCCATATTTGACCACTATCGACACCAGCTGGTGTATCCATCGTTAATAGATTAGTTCCTCCATCATCAAAAACGACTGTTCCTGCCGTAGCTGCTGGAAGAGCAACCATTCCAAAAAGTCTAACGGGTCCTGCGGAAATTGCTCCAGTCGATGTTAGTCTTACTGCTGTAATATTTGATCCTGCCATATTCTCTCCTATGTATATCTAACCAAGTTTGTCATTCTCTTTTCGAGATCGACAGCTCTTGACATTGGGTTATTATATCCTGTTATTTGGGATAGTAAAGACTTCATATTCTCTTTTTCTTGAAGATCGCTTAAAGCAGATGTTCCAGCGTAAGGATCAGCAACATCTTCATAACCTGAAATTTGTCCTGCTCCTTCACCTGCTTGAAAATTCTCGAATGTGTTAATAACTTCTTTAATGGACTCTAATCTTTTTTCTAAATCTTTATCAGCTTGGGCTTCTTCTTTTTCTTCAGTCGCTTTCATTTCTTCGTATATTTTGAATCTTTTTACATCATATGCTTCTTGTTCTTCTTTAGTCTTAGCTTCATATTCTATTTCTTTTTCATCTTTATCAGCTTCTTCTGTAACTTTTTTTTCAAATTCTGCTGCAGCTGCTTTCTTTTCTTCATCAGTTTCCCAAAGATTATCTACTATCTCTGAAGCTTTAGTAGACCACGCGTTCCCTTTTGCTTTTATCCACTTTCCAAAATCAAAAGCTGTACTTTCATTTGCCATAAATTCCTTTGTTATAAGAGGGCCCGAAGGCCCTCTTAAATTATTATTAACTTAG